CCGCGGGCTTGGAAAAGGCCAGCGCCGACCATTCGGCGCCAGCTGGCAACACAGATCAGTAGCGGACGACCTTGTTCTGCAGCGAGAAGACGGACTTCACCGCCATCACACTGCCCTTGGCCAGGCTCGGCGACTCGTTGAACGAGCAGTAGCCGGCGTACAGCAACACGCCACCGCCCGGGAGCATGCCGCGCAGGCAGGTCAACGCGACGCCATCCGAGATTTTCTTCAGGGCGGCGTGATGCGCCAGCGACTTGTCGTCGGCGGTCGTCAACGTGACGGTGGTTGCGGTGAAGCCGTCGGGCAGCATGACCGGCATGTCGCTGTCCAGCAGCGGAACTTCGACGTTTTTGCCATCGCCGCCGGAGATGTCAGCACTGACCACACCGGTGACAGGAGTCCAGGTGGTGATCTTGCGCACGGTGCCCAGGCCGGCGCCGGCAGGGAACAGCGACGTGTCGCTCGTGTCCAGACCTTCGAACGTGAACGAAGTGCCCGACGCCACCTTCGCGCGGAAGACGCGGCCATTGGCCTTGCTCCAGCCGCCGGTGTATTCGAAGTAATCGCCGGCGGCGAAGGTATTCGTCGCGGTGGCCACAGCCTCGGTGGCGTTGGTGATCGCGGTGATGCTGACGGCAGCGGCGAATGCGGACGCTACTGCGAACGCGATGTTATTTGGCAATTGCATATCGGCCTTTCAGGGGTAAAGCCCGGAAGCCGGGCATAAAAAAACCGCCCGGCTTTCGCGGGGCGGCTTGGGGATAAAACTGGTTCGGGTCAGCAGAACAACATGAAGTCCTGCATCACGCCGCGTAAATCGGCTTCTTCGTCGTAGGTGGCCACGCGGCCGGACGCGACCTCAACCTGCAGCGCAGTCAAGGATCGCAGGGCATCTTCGACCAGCATCCCGATCTCGGACGCTTCGATCCGGCGCTCGCTCCAGACGTTGATTTGCATGCGCACGTGCTGCTTGCTCGGATGATCGCCGCTCAGGAAATTCATCGGCTCGCCGCCCACCGCCTGGTAGGTGATGTACGGCTTTGCTGTGTCAAGCGGCGCAACATCAGGGAAAATTCGGCCTTCCGCCAGGTGCTGCAGCGCGGCGTCAATATGGTCTTCAGGTGTCATCGTGAGTTCCTTGCGATCTGCTCGGCCAGGGTGCGTGTCATGGCGTCGACCACCTCCTGCTTCTTGCTTTCATAAGCGGGCCGCATGAATGGATAGGCTGGCGCGCTCGCCGTGCCGTATTCAATCTCAGCAGCTTTCCGGTGCGCCTTCCACCCGACCGTCTTCCCGGTTTTCTTGCTCACTTTTTTATTTCGCGGCACGAACCGGTGCCCATTTGCGAACCAGCGCCAGTAGTACGCATCGTCACCGCCGCGCGGTCCGCTTCGCACGGTGACGAGATATGTTTGATGGCGACCACCATCTGACTCTTCAGTCAGCCTCTTGATGATCACATTGTTGTAAATCGTGAAGCTCTTGGAGTGAGCGAGCAGATTCCGCTTTGACTCGTCCCGAAAAATCTCGGCGCCAGACACTGCAACAGTCCGAAGGGTCGACTCGCCGACCGCTTCTGTAATCGTTTTTCGGGCCGCCGTCATCGCGCTTTCAAAGGCAGAGATATCGAAATCAATCACGTCACCCCCTTGCACACGAGGAACATAAAGCGGGAGTCGCGCCCATCTGGTAGCGCCGACTCGACGTCGTAGGCCTTCCCTTTGAAGAGCACGCGCGCCGCGGTGTTGATGTCAGCGCGGGCGCGGATCCGGATCGAGCACTTGACGATCGAAACCTCGGCGCCGGCGCGCACCACTTCGGCGCCGCTCGGAAAGAGCACTTGCGCCCAGATAGTGGCGAAGGGCTCCCAGGCATCCGTGGCGCGCAGCTTGCCAGCGCCAGGCCCTGGCCGCTGCAGGGTGATGCGATCGTTCATCATGCGTACACCCGCGCGCGATCAAGCAGGCCACCTAGGAATTCACTCTTCGGCGTGCCAGCCGGAGCGAAGTGCTCGGCGACCTTGCCCAGGATGTAGCCTTTGATCTCGTCGGGCACCGTGCTGTCGTCGACGCCGTAGCCGCACGAGTACTGCACCTCGACTGCGCTGATGCGCGACTGCGTCGCCGGCCAGCCGCGGCCCGGCGCTGGCACGATGTAGCCCGGCTCGCTTTCGTTGTCGAGCAGGTAGTCGTGCGGATGCAGGATCTGGCGCACGCCGGCGGCGTCGTAGAACTTGATGTGCTCGACAGCCAGGATCGGCGGATGCTCGAGCCGGAATGCCGGCGGGAAAGCGTCGAGCGTCAGCCGGTAGGTCTGCTGCACCAGCGCGCGGCCCGTCTCGTGCTCGGCGTCGCGCGTGTGCTGTCCGATGACCTGGCGCAGCTCGACGTCGGCCTCGGGCCCATCCAGCCGTGCCGAAAGGCGCGCAGCTTCCAGCGACACGGCCAGCGCCGCAGGCGGGGTGATCAGTCGCAGGCTCATCGGGTCGTTCCTTGTGTTGCCGGTGGCCGGCCGGCTCCGTGCGGCGCGCCAGGCGCTGCCGGCGCGCGCGCGTATTCGACGGCGGCTTCTTCCTGCTGCTTGAGCAGCTCGGTGTTCGGCACGCTCGGCAGTTGCGATGCATCGATCATCAGTTGTCCACCCGGTTGAATTGAATGGTGCGGTAGAAGCGCTCGCTGTTTGCACAGTCGATGCGCAGGTCGCAGTAGTTGACGCCGGCCGGCAAGGTGTCCATGCCGCCCAGCTTGACCAGGATCAGCGGACCTTGGATCGCAGCCGCCACCAGCACGCTCACGCCCACCGGCAGCGCCAGCACCGCGCTGGCGGTGGTGTTGCTGTCGGCCAGGTCGTTGCTGATGTCGGCCACGAAGTAGCTCTCGTCGTCCGCATCCTTGTTCAGCGACCACGATCCCACCTGCTGCTTGAACCAAATCGTGCGGTCGAACCGCTCACCGTTCGCACACGTGACACGGAACGTGCAGAAGTTGGCCGCGCCGGTGGCGGCATTGAAGCCGCCAAGCTTCACCGGGATCAGCTTGCCCTGAATGACGGGCTGCTGGAGCACCGTCACGCCGGCGGCAATTACCGCGACGGACGCGGCAGTGGTCTTGCGCTCGTCCAGGTCGATCGTGATGTTCGCCACCCAGTAGCGCTCATCGAGCGGGTGCTTCTCGCTCCACCACCGCCCTGCCTCCAGATACGGCGCGTTTGGCACGGCCGCGCTCGGCACAGTGCCAAACGCCACCACGCGCGTGCCGCCCGGGAATGCGACCCGGCGCGACTCGGCGACCGTCGACGCAACGACCGCATTCTGCGCAGGCTGCTCGACCAGCGTGGTGAAGCTCGCCGACAGCGGCGTGGCGCGGTTGCCAGCGGCGTCGAGGGCGCGCATTCGCACCGGGTGCACAGTGCCCGCAGGCCGGCCAGAAACCACTACCGACCGGGCGGCATTGGCGATCAGGCTGTAGCTCGCACCACCGTCGATGCTGTATTCGTAGCCAGTGACACCGACTGCATCGGTCGCTGCCGAGCACGACAGCGTGGCGCCCGACGTGGTGATGGCAGACACCGTAATGTCGCCGACCATCGTTGGCGCCGTGGTGTCCTCTCCCGGAACCGGCATTTCCCAAATAACCGAATTGGGCTGCGCCTCAAAATCAGGCAGCAGGCGTAGTTTGTTGTCCAGCCGGAGCGCAGCCTGGTCTATGTACGCGCCGCTGTACGCGCCCACGGGGTGCGTGATCGCGTACTTCTTCCACGTCGCACCAGAGTCGGTGGTGGTGAAAAGGTACAGCTGGTTTGCAGTGCCCAGCGTGGCCGGCACGTTGTCGTCAGTCGTCGCAGCGGTGACGATGATCTTCCCGCCGTGATACGCAACGTGTGGCGTGCCCGCGTCCTGCAGGCCGTTGTGCGCCATCAGACGAGTGCGCACCCACTTGTTTGTGGTCGTGTTGTACTTGGCCACCCACAGGCTGCGGAAGGCTTCGTCTGGGTGCTGCCAGCTTGCGACCAGCAGCGGCTGACCATCGGCGCCGATTGCAATTCGCGCCACGCTCGCGTTGTGGTTGTAATTGTTGTTCGGAAATGCAATGTCGCTGTCGTCCGTGCCGCTGACCAGTGGAAGATTCAGCGCCTTGCCACGCATGGTCGTGAAGGTCGTACCGCCATCCGTCGACTTGATCAGATTGATGTTCTGGCGCGGGTAGCCAGACATAGTGAACGGGCCATCGCCCTGCAGGAACTCGGTCGTTACGTACAGCGTGTCGACGCTCGCAAAGGCAATCTCCATGCCGTACGAGCCAAGGTACGAAGCCGCATTACCGGCGAGGAAGTCAGCGCCTTTGCGATCGAAGGTGGCGCCGTTCCACTTATAGATGCCGGCCAGGTAGCCATTGCCGCGCGCGCCCATCCACATACTGCCGTCGAACTGGTTGCGGAAGAATCGGCGGTACGAACAATTCGTGTCCAGGCCGGTAGGCGCGGTTGTTGCAGCGAGCGCCGAAATGTCTTCGGTGGGCGATGCCACGCCGCGCCATGATGTGTGGTGCGCCTCGCCGTACGCGATGACCTTGCCATCATCAGTCACGCACACGCTGCCGTCCCGGTGCCCAATGGTCGTATCGTGCGTGCCAGTGGTCAGCTGCACGTCCTGGATCATCTCGTAGGTGTTCTTGTTCAGCTTGGCCAGGCGCGATTGCTGCACGCCGCCAACGGTCACAGGGGCGACGACATATACCGCGTTGGCCGTAGTCCAGATCGGCGTGTACAGCGACAGTAGCGAGATCACCTTGTTGCCTGAGTACGGCGTGTTGAAGCTCGTTGGCGACAGGTTACCGGCAGGTGTGACGCTGGCTTCGACTAGATCGGGGGTTGGTACAAGCTCGAACCCGCGGATGCGCATCGTGCCGCCAACGCTGTCCTGCTGGCGGCCAATCTTGAAGTGCGAAATACGTCCGGTATCTTCGCGCGTGAACGAAAACGGCAATTGCGACCGCTCGACGATCCCGGACGCTTGAGGCGGTACGAGGTTAAACACCTTGTTGGCAGCGACAGGTTTTGAAGATTCGGTCCACGGCTCGTAGGCACCGTAGAATTTAACCGATGCTGGCGATGGCTGACCGGGTGTACCGGCCATCGACCACAGCATGTAGACGTCATACTTTTGCGCCACAACCGCGGTATCGGCCGTGAAATGGATTTGCCCCTGCGCATTCGGGAAGGCGTATGTGGCCGCGCCGTCGACGTCCGTGGCGGTATATGGCGAACCGGTATTGACTGCCATTTTAGCTGGCAGAATTGTGATCGTAGGGTTCGCCATATTTTTATTTTGCTTTGCTGAGGGTTTCGAGGATGCCGTCTATTTCGGCGCGTGGCATCGTGGCCGATTGCTCGGCGCTCACGTCTTTGCTTCCAGCTTGATGGTTTTCATTCGCCCGCGCCGCTCGTACATCACCGTGGTGACGCCGAGTTCGCGGAGCATGTTCAGTGCGCGCGCATGCGTCGCGCGGTCAATCTTGCCGACGGCGCCGTGCACATACACGGTGCTGCTTGTCAGGTGGGTGACCGTGATGATTCCGTCATACGGCCGGCGCGCCTCGTAGCCGCCAGACTCGGAGTACGCGCGGATCGTCGACACCTCGCGGGCCATGTGCAGGTGGGTCATCAGGATCGCCCGGTTGGTTGGGATTACTTCTTGGCGCGCGGCGGCTTTGCCGGCTCACCGTCGATTGCCGATTCGGCATCGCTGAAGGCGCCCAGCTCGGTGGCTGCGGCTTCCAGTTCGGGCGGGCACTCGTCGCCAGGCTGGTACTGGACCGGGTAGATTTCGCCGTCAGGGACGCCGAGGAATGGTTTTACCAGTTGCATTGGATTCTCCGATAGAAAAGGCCACGCTGTTGCCTGGCCTTTCGGTTCAGTCGACGTTAGACAGCCGCGCCGATCTTCATGAACTTCATGCATTGCGGGTCTTCCAGACCACCGCCAACGCGCTTGGTCGTGTAGAACGACACAAAAGGCTTGTTGGTGTAGGGGTCGCGCAGCACGCGGACGCCGACACGATCCAGGATCTTGTAGGCGCGCTTGAAATCGCCGAAGGCGATGGCCAGTGCATTTGCAGCGACGCCAGGCATGTCCGGGATGTCGGCGATTGCATAGCCGCCCAGGGTCGACGGCTGGCCAGCCTGGAGTGAAGGCTGCCACAGGTAGTTGTTGTCGGAGTCCTTCAGCTTGCGGATCGCCAGCATCGTGTTGCGATTCATCGCGAACTTGGCATTGCCGGTGTACGTCTCCGGCAGTGCGTAGATCAGATTCAGAATCGCATCGCCGGTAATACTGCCTGCAGCGCCGGACACGAGCGTTTCGATACCGCCCAAGGGGTGCAGAGCGGTGCCGCCGGCTGCGTAGGTCAGCAGGCCGCGCGGCTTTTTGACGCCATCGCCCGAAACGAAAGCCTTGCCTTCTTGGAACGCGAATTCGACATCGACCTCGCCCGCGAGCCACGCCTCGAGATTGATCTCGCTGTCATCCAGCATCTGCTGAGTCGCCGATGGATTGGCATAGATTTCGCCCCAGCTGTACGCCTGTTGCGCCAACTTCGGGGTAGCAGTTTCAGGGCGCGCGTCCGTTTCGCCGACCCAGCCGGACGTGGTGCCACGCAGGTTAACCAGCTTTTTGTAGCCGTCGCCGCCGACTTTCTGCACCGAGCACAGCGCGCGCATCGGCGAAACGATGATCAGTTTTTCGGTAATGGTGCGATCCCATTCGACTGGCGAGGTGTAGCCGCCGTCTTCGGCCGCGCCCTTGTTCAGCGAGGCCTGGACATCGCCCTTGCGCATGTGCGCTTGGAAAGCTGCACTGTATTCCTTGTCTTGCAGTGGGCGTGTGCCGGCGTGACCCATTTCAGCGGCAGCCATTTTCGTGTTAGCAGCATCGATTGCGGCCTGCAAATCGGCGATGTTCGCATTGATCTGGTCGACCTTCAGCGCCTGGAAGGCGTCGGTGTGACCTTTCTTCACGTCGTCCAGCTGCTTGGTGTGCTCGGTCTTGAACGCGGCGAACGCGGTGTTCAGGGCTTCGACGGTCGCTTTGACGTCGATATCCGCGCGCACGCTGACGATGCCGCGCGTGACACCAGCCTCGGCGGCCGCCATGCCAGTGACCAGAGCGGAGGCGATCATCATGAGCGCCATGGATTGCTTTTTCATTGTGTACCTTTCAAATTATTCAGGAGGTTTTGCAGGGATGCTGCGACTTCGGGACCAGCGCTCGGCGTGGTCGGATTTTCAGCAGCGCCCGGCGTGCCAGAAAATAGGGATCGGAGGGTGTCGCGGCGCACCGAGCGGGAATGCCCCGCGCGCGCCATCGACGCCTCAACCAGCGCCAGGGTCTTCTTGTTTCCCTGTGCCTTCGTGTCGTGAGTGATGCTGGAGCGGTCGACCATGCCGGTAGCGAAGCCGTCCTTGATGGCTTGACTGGCGCCGATCCAGGTTTCGGCGTCCATCATCGCGGCCGCCTCCTTGACCGACTTGCCCGACCGCGCGGCGTAGACTTCGGCCATGGCGTCGTCGAATGGCGCCAGCTGCTCCGATGCGGCCTTCATGTCGTGGCGGTTACCGACCGCGACCGCCCAGGCGTTGTGGATCATCAGGAACGAACCGTCGCCCATCAGGATCTCGTCGCCGGCCATGGCGATGACCGACGCAGCCGAAGCGGCCAGGCCCATCACCTGGACGGTGACCTTGGCTTTGTGCTGGCGCAGCAGGTTGTAGATGGCCACGCCTTCAAAGAAGTCGCCGCCTGGCGAGTTCAGGTTCACGACCACATCGCGCTCGCCGATCGTGCGCAGGATGCCGGCCGCGCGACTGGCGGTGAAGCCCGAGCCGTCCCACGACGCCCCGATCTGTTCGTAGATCGAGATCGACGCAGCGCCCTCGACAGCCGCGCTGACGCCCGGCTCCCAGCGCTCGAGCGCCTCAGGGCGCATGTCGAACTGTGCGGCGCCAATGCGGGCATCCGCCTTGATTTCAGGTAGTTGGAGCAGGGACATTCGTATTCCTTGTGAGGGTGCTCGCGAGCGACTCGGCTGCCGGGTCGTTCGATTTTGGTAGGTCAAGCCGGTCACGCACTTCGTTCTGGCTCATGAACGGCTTGCTGCCGCCCGAGCCCATGGCCTTGGCGAAGAAGTCGGCCTGATCCTTGAGCGTGCCGCGCAACAGCGCGTGCTCATTGAACTTGGCGTAGTACAGATCGCGCTCAGCATCACTGAGCAGCTTCAGCGCGATCTCGTCTTCCCAGATCGTGAACCAGTGCTGCAGTCCGTACTGCACGAAGAAGATGCCGAGCTGCTCGATGCCGCTTCCCCAGGACGTGTCGTCCATCATCAGCAGAGGGCGTGGCACGCCGAAGGCGCGCGCGACCTCTTCGATTTGGTGATTCCGGCCCTCTTGCAGCTGTGAGTCGTTCGCGGTGTTTGCCCACTTCTCGGCCTTAATCCCGCTCTCCAGTACCATCCACTTGTGGGCGTGCTCGGTGCCGGTGTAGCGAGACTCCAGGCTGTCCTGAATATTCTTGATCTGCTGCGGGTTCAGCTTAGCCGGATAGGAAAGCGCACCACCGGCCATGACGCCGTTCTTGAAAATACGGGCTGCCGCTTTTTGGGCCTGCAGTGCAAGGCCGATCGATTCGCGAGCCTTGTGCACGCGGGACAGGCCAACTAGGCCATGATCATCATCGGCCAGGTCAGCAATGTGGAAGATGTCTCGCGCGGCCAGCGTCACCACCCCGCCATCAGGGCGCTGCACCTCGTAACGCACAGTGAAGTCGTCGTTTAACTTCGGGGTCACTTTGCGCGGGTCCAGAGGGATCAGGCGCACGACGGTATTGCCACGCCAGATCACGCGCGCGTATGCATTGCCGTAGACCAGCGCTCGCAGTTGCATCGTGCTCTTAAACTTGTAGGCCCCCTGGTACTCGTTTGGCTTTTGCTTCAGCACCCGATACAGAGGGTGGTCGACGGCGTAGGCCTTTTCGTCGCCGCGTTTTATTAAGTTCAGCGTCAGCATGCCGATCGATTCGGAAACCAGGCTTACGCACCGCAGCACCGCCATGTTCTCCAGTGACTTCGACGCCGTGACGTACTCACCGCTGGCGGTCTCTCCGCCGCGCATGAAGTCCATCAGGTCGGCACTTGCCAAGGATGCGAAAGCCTGCCCCTCCGGATGTGCCTGTGACTCGGGTCCGCCGGCCAACTGCGCTTCCGGCGCGGCGGCCTGGCTTACAGGCGCAGATGGCCAGAGCCGATCAAAAATTCCCATTGGGTTCCTTAAAACATGAGGATGCCGCGCTCGCTGTATGCCGATTCGACAGCAGCCGGATTGAGCGCCATCAGGGAAACCGCGCAGAAAGTGGACATAAGCGGGTCAATCTTGGCCTTGCCGGAAGCCTGTTTGGTGATCAGGATGGCATTGCCCTTGTCTTCGATCCGGGCGTTGCCGACGCACCAGGCCATCATCGGACGGCCGGCGTGCAGCAGCTCGCCACCAGCCACTTTTCGTTCGGTGTCCTTGATCGCGCCATTCAGTTTGTAGCCCTGCGAGATAGCGACAATGTGCTTCATCTCGATGCCGCGCTCTTCGGTGATCAGTTCGTCGACGATTGCGCCGATACCTGCGGCGTCGACGCCGATACTTTTCTCATCAGGAAGCAGCCCCGAGTCGCGCACTTTGCAAATCAGATCGGCCACGGCTATGACGTCGTCACCAGGGCGTTTGACAATCGTCAGATCGCCCTGCTTCTGAAAGTCCAGCAGGCGAGGTGCTATTTCCTTGCGCCGCTCGAGTGCGATTTCGTGCACCCAGGCATGACACCAAAGCAGCCATCTTCCAGTTTCACGTTCACGGCCCAGGACCGTCAGGCCGAGCAAGTCATCTAGGCCGCCGCCGTCGATGCCGATGACTGCAACTTCAGATCGCTCGATCAAGGATTCCAACGTGATTGTCTTATCGACTGCGGCCTCCCAGAAGTCAGCGCCCGCCCAGCGGTCTGATCGCAGATTCAGGCCGATCTCGACGTTCGCGTGCTTCGCCATGAAGCCGCGAAACGATTCGCCACCAGCCAGCTCGGCTTTGCTGAACTCGCGCTCCAGAAATGCTTGGTCGACCGAGAACCCCATGTTCGGGTTCACCATCGCCATGTTTTCGAGCAGCAGGCAGTCGCCCGACGCCACCATTTCAGGCGGATGCTCGAAGATTATCGGGACGAAGGCGGGGTCGACGATCTCGCCGTCGCGCACCTGGCGCGCATAGTCCAGCTTCTGCTTGAACACACCGGCCGGCGGCTCGTCCGACTGGGTTGTCAGCCAGATCACGAAGCCCTCGGGGCGCGACGCCAGGCCGCCCAGTGCCTCACGAAACATGTTTTCCGCGCTCGGCATCTTGCCGAACAGGTGCAACTCGTCGACCAGCGTGCCCACGGCTTTCTTGCCGCCGACTGTGTTCTGGTCAGCCGCCAGCACCTTGAGGATTGCGTTGCTCTCGCGGTGCGTGATGGTCTTCACATGCGACTGCACGTGCATCAGGGCGTCGAGCTCGTCGTCCTTCTGTACCATGTCGCGCGCCGGCGTGTAGGCGTTGTTCGCCACCTCGACGGTTGGGGCCAGCACCGAGAATTCAGCAGACTGCCGCCAGTTCAGGATCAGCGCGGTCAGCATGATCCCTGCGGCGACGGTGCTCTTGCTGTTCTTCTTCGGCAGCAGCACGAAGAATTCGACGATCAGGCGCCGGCCGCTCTCGGCATCGTAGGCGCCGAAGATGCAGCGAACCAGGTCGAAGACCCACTCGGCGCAGGACTCGCCGAACGTCGGGCTGCCTGGCGCGTCCACGATCTTGAGTTCCTTGAAGATCGCGAGCGCATGCTCAGCCTGTTCCGGAAAGATCGGCGGGGGAATGATCGATTCGCCCGCGCGCAGTCGCACCGCCCAGTCAGGGCAGGCAGTTGTCCATTCGGGCATTTAGACCTTCTTTCCGCCAGCGGCGACCAGTTTCGGGGGAGCGGTAGCGGAGAACTTGCCTGCGCCGGCCGCCTTGGCCGCGTCATCCTTGAGGTCCTTCTTGCCGCCCTCGCCCAGCTTTTTGTGCTTGAACGGCAGCATTGCCTTAGCTGCGTCGATCCGCAGACGTAGATCGGCCGCCGGCTCGTTCATGACCTTGGTGAGAAATTCGACGGGGTCAGCCGTTGGCGGAATATCGAACGCTTCATCGGCCGGGCCCGGTACCGGCGGCACCCTGGCGCCGGCGGTTGCGGGCGCCTGACGCCGCTGATCGAGGTAGGCTTTAACATCCGGGTCTTTAACATTTCGGGACCCGGCTGCCGATGCCGTTTTTTCACTGAAGCCGGCACGAATAGCCGCTTCCTTATTGGAGAGCCCGGCCAAAACGGCATCGGCGA